GAAGCCAAAGTACAAGAGGCACTTAAAAAACTTGGATTTGATCAGGAGAAATACATCAACTCCAAACTGAAAGGTATAGGGGATATAGAGAAGCTGGTAGGTAAAAAAGAGTTTCCCGATGTTCTTGGCTCGTGGGTCGAGAAGCCCGAGGGGAAACCAACTCTGACAGTTGAATCTGATAAGCGCCCTGCGTTAAACTCAGATCAACAAGCTAAAGAAGATTTCAATTAACACATCTAAATTTAATAAAAATGGCAAAAGTAATCACAGGAAAAGTGCGCTTTAGTTACGCACACGTATTCGAGCCTTCAGCAGCACAAGAAGGTCAGGAAAAGAAGTATTCAGTATCTATTCTCATCGACAAAGAAGATAAGTCGACTCTAAAGAAGATAGAGGCCGCAGTTGAAGCAGCTAAACAGGAGGGTAAAACGAAGTTCGGGGGCAAAGTACCGGGCAATCTAAAACTCCCCCTGCGCGATGGCGATCTCGAGAGAGAAGACGACCCGAATTACGAGGGTATGATGTTTGTCAACGCTACCAGCAAAAACAAGCCCGGTATCGTAGATGAAAATCTCGAACCTCTGATGGACAAAGAAGAGTTCTATAGTGGGTGTTATGGCCGCGCGTCGGTCAATTTTTACCCCTTTAATGTTTCAGGAAACAAGGGCATCGCTTGCGGACTTAACAACCTTCAGAAGACTGCCGAGGGCGACAGACTTAGTGGAGGACCGTCAGCCGAAGATGATTTCGGAAGTGCTGACGATCTGTTATAACATGTCAATGTGTGACAGGGTGGTCGCCGGAGGTTATGAGCCTCCGTAAAGCGACCACCTAACGGGGAGATAGCTTAGAGGTAAAGCCAGAGAACGTAGGTTCGAATCCTGCTCTCCCCGCAAATTAAATACGATACGACTTATGGATTTACACATTGACATAGAGACGTATAGCTCCGTTGACCTCAGAACTTCCGGCGCTTATAAGTACGTCGAATCATTAGATTTCGAGATACTTCTCATTGCCTACGCTTTCAACGAAGAGCCGGTGAGGATAATCGACCTGGCCGCAGGAGAAGAAATCCCTGAGACACTCAAGGCAGCTATTAAAAGCCAAGATGTTGTAAAACATGCCCACAATGCAACTTTCGAACGGGCGGCTTTTAACACGGCGGGGCTTTTTACCACGCCCAACCAATGGCGCTGCTCCATGGCCAAGGCCGCATACTGCGGTTTTCCGCTCTCCCTTGAAAACGTATCTACAGCCCTGAAGTTAGAAGAGAAAGGCAAAGCCACCACAGGAAGAGCACTTATAAAGTATTTCTGTGAACCTTGTAAACCATCTAAAATAAACCTGGGAAGGACCAGAAATCTGCCCGGGCATGAGCCCGCCAAGTGGGAAGCGTTCAAAGACTATTGTAAGCAGGATGTGGAAGCAGAGAGAAGCGTGGATCAAAAGCTCTCCGGATACAACCTCCCACGGAAAGAGATTTTAATGTATACATTAGATCAGCAGATTAACGACAGAGGTATACAAGTCGACCTTGAGCTAGCTGAGAAGGCTTACCAGATGGATGCCTCAAACACTACCGCCCTTAAAAAAGGCATGAAAGAATTAACGGGCATAGATAACCCGAACAGCCCGGTCCAGCTCAAAGAGTGGCTAGGTAACGCTATGGGAAAAGAAATAACATCATTAGCGAAGGCCGAAATAGACCCCTTAATCCATGAAGCTGGGCCGGGTATTGTTTCAGAAGTGTTAGGGCTTAGAAAAAGAGCAGCCAAAACATCCATTAAGAAATACGCAGCCATGCTTAACTGCACCTGCCAGGATGGGCGAGCCCATGGACTCTTCCAATATTACGGGGCGAACCGTACCGGAAGATGGGCAGGCAGATTGATACAATTACAGAATCTCCCGAGAAATAAAATAGAAAGTCTGGATTTAGCGCGCAGCGTAGTTCGGTCAGGTGACCGCGATTTAATGGAGTTACTTTATTCGGATACGAGCTCTATCTTGTCACAGCTTATTCGAACTGCCTTTGTGGCCCCAGAGGGTAAGATTTTTGCCGTGGCAGATTTCAGCGCTATTGAAGCGAGGGTCATCGCATGGCTTGCCGATGAGAAGTGGCGAATGAAAGTGTTTAACTCTCACGGGAAGATATATGAAGCGTCGGCGTCGACGATGTTCCGGGTGCCCATAGAACATGTAACGAAGGACTCAGACTACAGAAGAAAGGCTAAAATAGCTGAACTTGCGCTAGGGTATCAGGGAGCCCTCGGGGCGCTGAAAAAAATGGGCGGAGAAGAAATGGGTTTGTCAGAGGCTGAAATGGCAGCTATCGTACAAAAATGGAGAAGAGCCAACCCAGCTATCTGTCAATTGTGGGGTGACATAGAGGGGTGCGCTAAACAAGCACTGGAAAACCGGACCAAGATCGTCTCACGCATAAAAGGGCTGGTTTTCGAATACAACGGCGATAACCTCTCAATAAAACTCCCTTCGGGCAGAAGCCTTTTTTATCAGAGCCCCGGGTTCACCATGAATAAATTCAATAATCAAAGCATAAAATACCAAGGTATGAATCAAGAGACTAAAAAATGGGAGGACGTTGAAACTTATGGCGGGAAGCTGACAGAGAACGTGGTGCAGGCCATAGCCCGGGACTTGTTATCGGAAGCTATGCTGAGACTGGACACTTATGGGTACCTTATTGTTATGCACGTTCATGACGAGGTGGTTTGCGAGGTTGAGGATAAAAGTGAACTGGCCGAAGTATGCAGGGTGATGAGCATATCCCCTGATTGGGCAAGCGGCCTACCTTTAACAGCTGATGGATACACTACACCTTTTTATAAGAAAGACTAATGATGGACTACGACGATAAAATAAACATAGCTTCAGGATTATCAGTGCATACTAAAATATGGAAAAACAAAAGATGGTGGTGGTCTGAATTAGTGGAGAAGCTTAAAGAAGAGAACAAAACCAATGAAACCTACAAAGAGTTTATCTCTGCGACCAAAGAGGACCAGCTAAAGATAAAGGACGTAGGAGGGTATGTGGGCGGTTATCTTAGAAACGGCAGACGTAAGCCTGAAAACGTTGCACATAGACAGCTATTAACTTTGGATATAGACTTTGGTCACCTGAGTTTATGGAGCGATCTAACTCTCCAATTTGATGAGTCTATGTTACTGCACTCAACCCACAAACACTCGCAAGAAGACCCGAGATACCGGCTGATAATGCCCCTTACAAGAGAAGTGAGTCCTGATGAATACGTGGCTATAGCACGACAGGTGGCGGGATTAATAGGCATAGAACTCTTTGATAACTCCACTTTTGAGACCAACAGGCTGATGTTCTGGCCCTCCAATCCCAAAGACACTTACTATTACTGTGAGTTCCAGGACGGCCCGTTTCTGGATGCGGACGCCTCTTTAGGCAGCTACGAAGATTGGACTGACTCAACGCTATGGCCGACCGCGTCCAAGACGTTTGAGACCACGCGGGACGCTACCAAAAAACAACAAGATCCGGAAAAGAAGCACGGTATCATCGGAGCTTTTTGCCGAACATACCCGATAACCCAAGCCATAGATACTTTTCTAGGTGAAGACTACAGCCCTGCTTCAGAAGGCCGCTACACTTACCTTAAAGGCACTACCGCAGCCGGACTGATCACCTACGACGATAAATTCGCGTACTCCCACCACGGTACCGACCCGTCCGGAGGTAAACTGTGCAACGCATTCGACCTAGTCAGGATACACAAGTTCGGACACTTCGACAAAGTTCCACAAAATGGAACTGTCAACTCCACGAGTTTTAAATACATGGAGGATTTTTGCCGGGAGGATAAGCTGGTGAAAACTACATTGGCTAAAGAAAACATAGAGAATGCCAAATATGAATTTGCTGACACTCCGGAACAGGATCAGGAGATAGACGTAGAGTGGATGACCACCTTGGATGTGGACGGGAAAGGGCGCTACTTATCCTCTGCAAATAACCTGAACGTCATATTCGAAAACGATACCGCCTTTCACGCTGTCTTCAAACAGAACGATTTCGACGGAAAGAGGTATGTTATGAGAAACGTCCCGTGGAGAAAAATAAATAGTCCTGAGCCCATAAAAAACGTGGATTACTCGGGAGTACGGAACTACATAGAAAGTATATACGGTATAACAGGGAATCTGAAAATAGACGACTCTCTTGCTCTTGAGTTCGAGAAGAACGCGTTCCACCCGGTACGGGATTATCTCTCCGGGTTAAAATGGGATGAGAAAGAGCGCATAGATACTATACTGATAGACTTTTTTGGGGCCGAGGATACTGTCTATACACGAGAAGCTACGCGTAAAGCTTTAGTTGGCGCCGTAGCCCGCATTTTCAAGCCCGGTATAAAATTCGATCTGGTGCTAACACTTGTGGGTAAGCAGGGCACAGGAAAGAGCACCTTCGTTAAAAAACTCGGGGGGCAATGGTTTTCAGATACCTTTATGACCGTACAAGGCAAAGAGGCGCTTGAACAGATACAGGGGGCGTGGTTAATCGAAATGGCCGAGCTCGCGGGTCTGCGGAAAGCAGAAGTGGAGTCTATAAAGCACTTCATCTCTAAACAGGAAGACCAATTCAGACCGGCCTATGCCCGGACATCGGAAACTTTCCCAAGGCAGTGTGTGTTCTTCGGCACCACAAACAGCAAAGATTTTTTGCGGGACCCTTCCGGAAACAGGAGATTTTTACCGGTGGATATCGACCCTGAAAAAGCGATCTACGACCTGTTTACCGATTTCGACGCGGTGGTCGGGCAGGTGTGGGCTGAGGCGGTTACCTTGTTCAAAGCCGGAGAACCTCTGTTTTTGAGTAAGGGGGCAGAGAGCATAGCTAAGATAGAGCAATACAAGCACAGTGAGACAGACGAGAGAGGCGGTCTTATCGAAGAGTACCTTGATAAACTCCTCCCGGAAAACTGGGATAAGATGGATATTTTTGAACGCCGGGATCACTTGGTAGACCCGTTGAGTGGCAAAGGCACTGTTCGAAGAGAATACACCTGTGTAGCGGAGATATGGTGTGAGTGCCTTGGCAAAGATAAACAGGATATGGACAGGTATAAAACCAGGGAGCTCAACGACGTTATGCGCTCTATGGGCGATTGGGAGCAGTCTAAATCAACTAAGAATTTTCCACTATATGGGAAACAGAAATACTACTCAAGAGAACATGACACAAGTTACTGATAAGCAGATAGCCGAAGCTAAAAAACGTATGTGTGTAAAGCCGGTGCCTGTTTCAAAACCACGCTCAATTAAAAGAATGACATGGATTACCATCAAAAAACTATATGGAAATTAATGGAGGAGATCAAGGATGTGAGTATGGATATCCATCCGGAGGCGCTCTCACACATCGAGCTGTGTCTTACCATGGCCTACGGTGTAGGTTTTCAGCAAGGGCTGGTTTCGACAAGCCATCGCAAAGCCGTTGTGCAGCTACACAGCACCTACGGGACTATCATAAATGAGTTTCCCAGCGCAGCGCAAGCTCAACGCGTAACAGGTATTAACCGATCAAACATAGCCAACGTGTGTAACGGCAGGTACGGCGCAAAAACAACAGGAGGTTTCAAATGGAAGTGGAAAGTGAAAAGCTAATAGAACGAAAGCTCACAGCTAAATTACGTGAAATTGGAGGGTGGTCTATAAAAATCCTCTCGGTTCATATAAACGGCCTCCCGGATCGACTTTGCCTTCTGCCCGGTGGACGTCTGTTTTTTGCAGAAGTGAAAACCACTAAAAAGAAGCCGGAAAAAATCCAGCTCCACGTCCATAAGAGACTGAGAAAGCTCGGCTTCCGGGTAGAGGTTATAGATAAATCAGCGCAAATATTTGAAATACTAAAACAATATGGCTTTGAATAAAGAAGACTTACACGAGTACCAGCAAACGGGTACTGAACACATCATAAACAATCCTTTCTGTGGATTACTTATGGATATGGGCTTGGGGAAAACCATCTCGACGCTAACGGCTCTGGACTATCTGATGTACCAGGAATTTGATATAAGGAACGTACTGATAATAGCCCCTAAAAAAGTAGCTGAAAACGTATGGACCTCGGAGATTAAAAAATGGACACACGTCAGGCGCTTGAAAACGTCCAGGATCATCGGAAACGAAATGCAGCGTAAAGCAGCACTGGTTAAGACTGCGGACATACACATCATTGGGCGAGATAACGTGGCCTGGTTGTGCGGACTTTTTGGCGGCTCTATGCTGCCCTTCGACATGTTAATCCTGGATGAGAGCTCTAGTTTCAAAAACCCGAAATCCCAACGCTTCAAAGCGCTTAGAGCTGTACAGCCATCCTTCAAAAGAATAGTTATTCTAACAGGTACCCCCGCTCCTAACGGCCTGATAGATCTTTGGAGCCAGCTGTACCTACTCGACAGAGGTGAGCGCCTTGGTAAGTTTATCGGGCAGTACCGGGATAATTACTTCACCCCCAACCAACGTAACGGTCACATTATCTATAACTATAAACTTCGGGCAGAGGCTGAACAACAGATATACGATAAGATAGGGGATATCTGTATCAGTATGAAGGCGGCGGACTACTTAGAGCTGCAAGGCAGAACAAACAACTATATAGATGTCATTTTCCCGCCGGAGATACAACAGAGGTACAACGCTTTTGAAGAAGAACAAGTCATGGAGATCATCGGGGAAGGGGAAATAACAGCCGTGAATGCTGCGGCGCTAACCACTAAGCTACTTCAGTTCGCAAATGGGGCGGTATATGATCAGGACCGGGACTACCACGTCATGCACAACCTGAAAATCGACACGGTCGAGGAGATCGCAGAGAATAACAGCGGTAAACCCATTCTAATCGCATGGTCATACAGACATGATATGCACAGACTTAAAGAACGGTTTAAACAAGCGAGGGAGCTAAAGACCGAGAAGGATATAGACGACTGGAACGCCGGTAAAATACCCATGCTTTTGATGCACCCTGCCTCTGGGGGGCATGGCCTGAATCTACAGGCCGGGGGGAACATTATTATATGGTTTGGACAGACGTGGAATCTGGAACTCTATCAGCAACTCAACGCGAGACTCGATCGACAGGGTCAGGAGAACAAAGTTATAATACACCACCTGGTAGCGAAGAAAACCGTTGAACAGGATGTGGTCAGAGCAATAAGCAGAAAAGCCGAAGGCCAGGAGGCACTTTTAAAAGCGGTTCGGTCCAGGGTTAAAAAATACAGAGCGGGAAGATGAAGAAAGCCATGGCAGAGCAATGGCTTTGATTCTAACTAAAAGTAGCCTATCTTAGTAGCCTAAAACAATAAAACAATGAAAGCAGAATTATCAGGAAACGCAATAACCCTTCAGAACGGGGTTAAATTTTTAGCCACCAAGGGGGAGACCGAAGGTGACTTCATAGAAAGAGTAACTGAAGTAGTTGATAGAGACTACTGTGACGAACTTGTGGTGGCCCCCGGAGCGGAGCCTTATTGGAGCTCGAAGTTAGAGGCGCCTCTGTTCAAAACGGAGCCCGAGCCCGAGCCCGAGCCTGACCAGGACAGCATACCAGCGGAGGTTTTCGAGGAAGGCAACTGCTATGACAACATAGGAAAAACGTGTAGTTTTCCAACTCAGAAAACCAAGGAGACAGTCGTTGGCCAGATCATATGGATATACCACGACAAGCGAAAAGACCTGCTATACTACCGGGTTAAAGACGCCAGAGGCAAGCTTCACATCAAACGCACGAATGCTAAAACACTCACTATCCATGAAAATAGTTAAAACGACTGAAGTAAAAGACCCGGAACAAGCAGGGGAGCACATCATATTCTACATCCCTGACAACTTCCCAGGAACCCATTTCCTTGCCCACGGGCAGGACGTGCCCATCAACTTAGGCGTTGAGGTTAAAGTGCCCAAGGGCTGCATGCTGCTCGCGCTATCGTCGCCCTACGGACAAGTAAGCACTTCGATCTTAGAAGAGACGGGTGAGCTAATAATGACCGTAACTAACACGGGGTGGGATGTGGTGCAAGTTGAGCCCGGCAGCGAAGCACTTCAGGCAGTGCTGATCCGGATTAAAGTCGAGGGTATCGAAATATAATTTGCATTTTTATTGAAATTTATTTGGTTTTGTTATTTAGTAGCCCTATATTTGAGGAATGAAAACAGATAACGAAAATATGATAACTTTTCAGCTCGCTATAATCATAGGCTTTTTAGCCGGGCTGATAATACTTATGCTAACATGAAAAAGATATTCTTTGACCTGGAAACAACCGGCACGAATTACACCAAGCACAGCATTCACCAAATAGCCGGAATGGTAGAGCTGGACAACGAAGTAGTTGAAACCTTTAACATCAAGGTTAGACCGCACCCAAAAGCCATCATAGACCCTGTTGCCATGAACGTATGCGGAGTAACCGCTGAGCAGATTTTAGCGTACCCGGACATGAAAGAGGGGTACCGGCAGTTGGTTGCTATTTTAGGCAAGTACATTGATCCGTACAACCCTAAAGATAAAGCATGGCTGGTGGGGTATAACAACCGGGCGTTTGATGATCCGTTCTTGCGGAAGTGGTTTGAACATAACGGTGATAGTTTTATGGGCAGCTGGTTCTGGTCAGACTCTCTGGACGTACTGTCCCTGGCTTCGGAGTACTTACTTGATCGCCGGGCGCGCATGAGCTCCTTTAAGCTGCACAGGGTGGCATGGGAACTCGGGATAGTAGTGGAGAAGGAAAGGCTGCATGAAGCCGGCTACGATGTGCACTTAACGCGGGAGATATATAGAATAGTCACCAGAAGAGAGGTAGAGTTATGAAACGTATACTTATAATAGCCGCACTGACATTCATTGCCGGAGCCAACATTTCAGCTCCACAATACGACTTCAATACGAACAGAGGTGATATAGTAGACACATGGATGCTCACATCCTTCCCCGACTGGTGGAAGATGAAAGAGATTACGCGGGAGGCATTCAGGAGAGAATTTTTAGCCTCGAATGAAAAAGACTGGTGGTTCCCGGATGTATTTGAAACGAATAAATAAATATATGAGAAACAATATCGTTGCCACCAGTTAATTTTAATGATATGACAAACGCAAAAGAAGAAATGTTAAAACTGCTGAAAGGCAAAGAGATGAAAACACTAAAGCAAATGAATAAAAAATTAAATAAAACCAGAAAATAAAAAAAAGCTATGAAAGATTATAATAAAGATTTTGATGGGAATGATGCACAACCTTTATTCACCCGAATTTGGGAAATGCCGAACAAAAACACATTTGACATTAAGTGTATCAAAAAACTGATATACAAGTATTTCAAAGACGAATATCAAAGCGTTGACCCATTTGCAAACAAAAATAGGATTGCAAAAATTACAAATGACCTTGACCCTGAAATGGGAACAGATTACTGTATGGATGCTTTGGATTTTTTGAAACAGTTTGACGATAATAGTATGGACTTTGTATTATATGACCCCCCATACAGCCCACGACAAGTAAGCGAGTGTTACAAAAAAATGGGTAAAACTGTTAACATGCAGACGACCCAGTCAAGTTTTTGGGGAAATTTAAAAAAAGAAATAGCACGTATAACAAAACATGGTGGGATTGTAATTTCATTTGGATGGAACACCAACGGAATCGGAAGAACAAAAAACTTTGAAATACTTGAAATATTAACGGTTGCTCACGGCGGACAGCACAATGATACTCTTTGTACAGTTGAACGAAAAGTACGAATGCTCTTTTAGGTTGCCGCTAACTCGCTCATAGATATACCTTTTGTACACATAACAGAATTATTAACCAAATAAATAGAAGCTATGGAACAACCTAAGCAATCAGCTAAAGAGTACATTGAAAGCAGGAAAAAAGAGTTTAAT